GCCGTCGTATTCCACGGCGCCGATGTTCTCGTCGAGTCTCTTGCTCATTAGTTTTTACCTCCCTTGCTGGTCTTGGTGGAATTGTAGATGCCGACGATGGCGTCCACCTTGGCCTTGTCGTCGGTCTCGCTGCCTTCCTCGCCGCCGTTAGGAGCAGCACCGACGTCGCCAGCGCCAGAGTCGGCATTGTCGGCCGCGCTGTCCTTCAGGTGCTTGATCCCGAGGGCCGCCTGCTTTTTCATAGCCTGAAAAGCGAGCTGCTCAGCGGTGCAGGGGTTTTCGCCATACTTGGCGTCATGGACGAGCTGCGCGTCGCCCACGCTGGCCTCGATGCTCTCGATGGCCTGAAGGCGTTCGCGCTCCTGCGTGATTGCCTCCGTTCTTGCAGTTGCCGCGGCCTGCTGCTCGATCTGAGCCACGACGTCGGGGTGCTGTGCTCTCATTTCTTCGAGGGTCATGGTCTTGTTGTCCTCCTTCTTGGGGCCGTCGTTTTTGGCGGCCGCGTGTTTATTTCCAGCCGCAGGGGCGGCGTGGATGCTGTTGTCGATGGGGATCGTCCCCGGGATGTGTCTGAAGCCCTTGACGTCGTGCCGGATGCCGG